AAATATATGAAAGAAGAAATACCAAAATGTAATAGTTGCGGACAACCAATGTTTGTAATTGGAGAAGTAGGTACTTGGGTTGATTATGGGGAAGAAAAAACCTACGAAATCGCTGGCACAAATCAAAAACACACAATGTGGGAAGGAGGAAGAAGATTATGTAAACTTTATCAATGCCCCGAATGTAAAGATGTAAAGATTTGTTAGACTTATCCCCTAGACATTAAAAACTAAGAATAAATAATATGCAAAGTCTTTCTTCTTTAATATCAATACCTAATAAAAATACCGAAAAAGACATACCTGGGACAGAAAGAAGATGGTATGTAAAACAATTCTTAGACCATTTGAATGCTTCAAGAAAAGGTCAAAAGATTAAAAACAAGAAAGGTATTGAAGTAGCATTGAAACCTCTATCTGGGGCTTTTGTAGCCTCTAAAATGGCTAAAAGAAAGATAAGTAGCGTTTCTTCTTTAGATGCCTTTTTAAAAGAATGTAAGAAGTCAAAGAATTTTTCTGCATATTGGTGGTGGGCATTAGATGCGAAGAATGCAAAAGATTCGTCCGAAGGTAAGTCTAATAAATAAAACCACCACATCTTACAGGACATAGTGGTTTATTGTTAAAGTAGAAAAACAAGTATTAAACCCCCGAATAATACCGCCACGATAACAATTTCAATGTAGTCTTTTTTATATTTCATTTTCTTTGTTTTATTCTATCGAAATCTACTTCGTCATAGAAATCGCCAATCCAAAGATGTTTCCAATCTGATGCTGACAATTCTTCAATTGTAGTATCAAATTTGAAATCTTCTTCTGTAAATTCTATGTCCAATACTTGCTCATAATAGTTTTTTTGCATTTCGTATGCGTGTTCTAAGCATATATTGCAGTATTTGAAATAGAGAACGTGTTTATAATCTGGGGATATTTTTACAAAGAAAACGGATTGAGCTGTCATACCTTTACAACTCTCGCAAAAGACAGGACGGGTTACGTACTTCGTGTAATTCTTTCTTTCTAGTGTTTGCATGATATTTTATTTTTAATGAACTTTATTAGAAAACCATCTTGTCGATGTCGACACTATGGTTTTCCTAAAAATTCACTATTTACAAGTCCACATTCTACTTCTTCCCTCGCTTACATTCTTTGCAAGAAACGGGATAGAAAAGTATGGGTCTGTTGCTTGTTCTACTGTTATACTTTTGTGTGCGTTTAAATTTATCTGCACCAATCCCCAGCTATTTTCTCCTTTGGGGTTATGGGCTTTTGTATTCCACCCACTTTCACATTTGATTATACTGTTTAGCTTGTCTACAGATACCCCGTAGACGTGGCTGTAATGTTCCACAATTGCTTTTACAGAGGGTTCTGGTGGTACGATAGGAAATTCCACAGAATCGTCTGCAATCAGTCCTTTTGGCATAAGAAATACCAATACCAAAAGTATCACAATTTTTATATTTTTCATAACCGACAGTTGCGGTCTGTCAAACGTTTTAGAACTTGACGTTAGGGTTTACACGAAAGTAAGTAGCTAAAGCTGTCAAAAAGGTATTTACTAACATATAAACATCGTTATCCATGAACGGTTGTGTTACTTGTATCCCTGAAAGGAAAAACATAAGAATCACGGTCCATATAGTTCTTGATTTTAGAATTTTCATTTTATCTATTTAGCTCGTTATAATAAATTTGAGCTTTACTAATTATCCCATATTGAAATAATTAGTCACACGAGTTATCCACACCATATCTACATACATCACAAGTCTTTCTATTCTTCGGTTTTGGAATAAATTGACCATTACAACCAGAACAACTTACTAGACTTTGTAGAGCTTTTTCTAATGCAAGTACAGCACTAGCTGAATCTCTTTCGTACTTATCTTCTTCTATTAGCATTTGGTTATATGTTTTAAGCATAGATATTATTTAAGACTGCATTGCTTTTATTTCCTACTATTCCATCGGCAACTAATCCATATTTCTTTTGAAATAATTTGACATATTTTAGAGTTATTGTACCAAAATACCCTGTTGGTTCTACTGGAAATCCTACCTCTAATTGTAACGCACTCTGTAGTGCCGAAACTTCGTCATTACGCATACCATAACGTAGTAGTTGGGTAAAGTTGTGTTGAAAGTTTACAGGTGGGTTAGGATTGATTATATGCGTCCATGCACTCCATATAGCACCTCCATTTAATGCTTCAAAATAATCTTCACCTATCCATTGAACACCAGCATCTCCGACATTTCCCCAACTGTTGATAAAGCCGATATATTTCTTACCTTCATGTTTTATTGCAGTAAAAGCATATACCCAATGTCGCCATTGACTTTGTAATGGTGGTTTAGGAAACTCAGTTAGCCACGTTCCATTATTCTGTCCTGCTATTCCTAGAATACATCCATTATTAGCTTCTATTGCTTGAGCTATCATATCTATATCTATGTTTACTTGTGCATAGGATATTGACCTTGTAGTTAGTCCATCTTTAAATGCTTCTTCACTTATATTATTTGTAGTGATGAAAACTTCATCTGTTGTACCATCTTCTTTGAAACTTTTACAAAACTTTTCTTGTGCTACTCCTTTTTTTCTGAATATTTCTGCATTATCTCGTCCAGCTGAACCACCAGACGGAACGTGTGTCTGGGCATATATGAACTTAGGACTTCTTTCTTCGTAATTTTTTGTATGTAATTCTTCTAATACTTGTGCATAATATGACCAAGCAAACCCACCACAAGATGATGTGTTTTGTTGGTTTTTATATTGTATTCTATGACCTAGTTTATCCTCTACATTGAACCCTTTATCCCAATCAAAAGGAGGAAGTGATGCACCTATTTCACTCCATTGATAATCACGAGAATCGTATGTATCCTGTATGGCACCTGTATTTTTTATTATATCTTCTTCTTTCATATTTATAAAAATAGCTTAAATAATAATGCAATGATTGCTGCGTATATTGGGGTGATTATGAACATACCTGTTCTCACTACTGTGTTGATTGCTTTATTGAGTGAGTTTACAGTTAAGTCAAAAGTTTCATGTGAGACGTATTTTTCGTCTAACTTTTTCTTGATTTCAATTATATCATTCTTGATATAATTAATATCTTGTGCGAGTAATGCGTGTGATTTTGTCTGTTCTAAGTCCATATATTAAAATTACTAATAATTATTGTATTGAGTACATAAATGTATAAGTGTATGTTATTCCCGATGGTGCTCCACTTGGGAAAAACTCGAATAATGCTGCTTTGTTTCCAGTATCAGCGTATATTTTACCACCAAATTCACCTCCTTCGGAAGTTGATAAACTACCTGATAACTCATCAGTAGAGTTGAATACTGTCACACCAAGTGGTAGGTCTACCCAAAATTGAGTGAGTGTTGCTCCCGCACTTACTGATATTGTAAACTCTCCAGAAACAATAACCATGTTGTCTATCTGAATATATTTTCCATTAGTCATTGTTACAGAAGAAGTGTTGGCTATATCTGTCCCTGTTGGTGAATATACTCCAGCTGGAACAGTAGTACCTGTTCCTCCATTTACTACCCCTAGTGTTCCTGTTACTCCATTCGCTAAGTTTATTTGAGCCCACGCTGGATTGTTTGACGTTCCTGTGTTTGAAAGGTATCGTGTAGCATTTGCATCTTTTGCTAGGCGTGAATAGATTGAAGCACCAGAGGCATATATTAAATCTCCTTGAGTACCTGCACCAGAAACTAGAGGAATGTTGTATCTTGTTGCAGAACCAGGCGTGAAGAATAAATCTGGGTCTCTGTATTCCATAGCTCCTGCTTCGGGAGTAGTATTCACTGTTCCAGTTGTAAATTTTAGAGGAGCTGTATTGGCTGCCGAAGTTCCAGCTGCGAAATGAAGCATTGCGGTAGGAGCTGTTAGAGGTGTTACTCCACCAGAGATTGAGATTCTTCCGTCATTTATTATTCTCATTCTTTCATTTGTAGTAGCAAATCCTCCTGTGAACATTATGTATGGACCAGATTGAGTACCAAAACGAAGACCATTTGTTAAACCAGAGCGAGTCCAAGCAAGAGTGGAAGATGGGACAAGCAATCCGTTAGTTGCGTATGAAGCACCCAAAACAGAAAATTCAAAGTTGTGAGTATTTAATGTTCCTCCTGGTTCTATGATTTCAAGAATAGAATAGTCAAGGACAGTATTACCCAACAATATAGCAATGTCATCTCCACTAGCTTGCTCAAATCCAAGCCAAGTAGTGTTGGAAGAAGCAGTACCTCGTAGTCCTTGCCCGTAAGTACCGATAGTTATTGCTGGGGTTCCATTAAATGTTGCAGTTCCTGAAAATGTTTTTGCACCTGCGAAAGTTTGTGTACCAGTCGTTACTACACCACCGAAAGAAGCAGAAGCTGGCTGTAGGTTTAGTGTAGTGCCTGTTATTGTCGCTCCGTTTGCATTAGGTGAAGAACCTATAGCACTTAAAGCTCCTATTTTAGTATTTAGTTGAGTTTGTATTGCAGAGGTTACGCCTTTCAAATAAGTCATTTCCGTAAGAGAAGGGTACGTTGCTACTGCCATTGATGTAAGGTTTTTGTTTACATCAGCATATATCATTTCATTGGCAGTGAGATTTTCTACTTTGAATTGACCCGAAGCGTTTATGCTTGCTCTATCAACTAAAGTCTGTGAACCGTCAGCGGAAGTGTAGAAAGTAATTTTGCCTGGCATATCATCATTACCAGGTGTTCCATTTACTGTGAAGTATATTCCTGCAGCGGTTGCATAGTCTGTTCCGTCATATCCAACAGCAGAGATTATTCCTAGAATATCTCCACTCTGAACAATAAGGGGTGAAGCTGTTGTACCTCGTGAACGTGCAGTGTAAAAAGTCGCTCCATTTCCTGCAGTGTTTGAATGAGTATGTGATTCGTATATCGAACGTAAATCTGAATTTGATTGGAAATTGGAAGTTATTACAGAACCATTTAACGTCATCACATCTGGCGTACCAGAGGATATAGTACCAAGTACAGTTAGTGAGTCTGTAGTCTTGTTGTATGTCATCCCTGCGTCACCAGCGGGATTGTTTGCACCATCGAAGAATAGGACTTGAGTATCAGAACCTGTAATAGTCCCTAAAAATGAATTCCAAGTACTTCCATTGTAATACTTTACTGTGTTACTTGTTGTGTTATATCGTATCATTCCAGCAATTTCAGTCATTGTGTTTCCATTCAAAGGAGAAGTAACGTCTGAATCATTTGCACTTTGTGGAAGTAAGAGAGCGTTGGTACTGTAGCCCAAATCAAGTACAGCTCTAGGGTCTGCACTTAATACATTCTGTCCAGGGTTTATTATTGTTGCTGCACCCAAGATAGCGAAAGTGTGAGGATTGGTGATTGTAGTTCCCGAAAATCCATCATTCAAATCACCAAACATAAAGGCAAAGCTATACGATCCACCTATTGTATTTGAAAGTCCTGAAAAATCTGTTAATCCGATTCCACCTGTGTAATTTGCAGAAGCTACAACATCATTACCCCAAGCAAAAGATGATGTACCATCGGCTCGATTACTAAATCCTCCTCCAGCAAATGAATAATCACCTCCAGCAACATTACCGACACCACCTAGTGTTACACTGGATATCCCAGTTGAATCATTTGATTCTCCTCCTATTGCCGCAGAATTTGCACCACGAGCAGCATTATTTAAAGAAGTAGCAAAAGAATAATTACCCACATTAGCAGTATCCCAAAGCCCAACATTGTCTAGTCCTGCTCTGAATGCACCCTTTGACTTATCGAAAAATACTCTTGAGGCATGAGTTGCATCGGCATCATAATCAAGAGTAGGAGAACCAAATAATAGGTCACTTGTTGCATACGGAGAATTAGCGTTTTTCTGTCTTGTCACTCCACTTGATACTTCCCATATTTCTGCTGTTGGACCTAGTTTTGCATTAAAAGTAGACCAATCAGCTGAAGATAAAGCACCTCTGTTTGTAGCCGAAGCTGTTGGTAGATTGAATGTATGGACAGTGCCAGATGAGGATATAGCGAAATCAGTACCAGAAGTTCCTACTGCAAAGGTTTGAGTAGCTCCTGTGAGACCATTTAGGGAGGTTATGCCACCACCTGATGAACTTATAACATAAGGGTCAGAAGAAGTACCTGAGCCTGTAATAACAATATTTGTGCCTTGAGTGATAAGTCCTGTAATATTTGAAATACCACCACCATGCCAACGCATATCATTCATATTTATTGGCATACCTTTAATGTTTTTTGGTTCTAGATATTGTTTCTTTTTAAGTTCATCTATGACTTCAAATACAAGGTCTTTAGTCTTAGGAGTTTCTCCATCATCACCTTTGTCTCCTTTATCACCTTTTATACCCTGTTTACCATCTATTCCATCTTTACCATTCTTGCCATTTTTGCCATCTATTCCATTTTTGCCATCTATCCCGTCTTTGCCGTTTATTCCATCTTTACCTGACTCACCTTTTTCACCTTTATCTCCTTTTTCTCCAGGAATTAGTTGTATATTTTGTAATTTTTCTTCAATTTCATCATCTCTTTTTTTTAAAGCTAAAATATCCTTCTTTAAAAGGATTTTCTGTATATCTGCATCTTCAGAGAATACTTTTTTTAGCTTATCGTTCATAATTTTACTTTTTCAACTATTTAGTATATAATATGGTTATGATTATAGTATATATACTTTTGGTTTATATCGCCATTAAGGTCACATTAAGGTAACGGCAACCCTAAATTCTTAGCAATCTGATAAATAGTCACTCCACCGAGTGCTGCTGAAACTTTCGGATTATCTTTTAAGAATTGGTTGATTTTACTAACCTGTGCTTCATTAACTGTTGCCTTAGAAAGCAACCCATTTTTAGCCTCATACATATCAGCCATTTGTTTAAATTCAGGGATATCACTTTTACCCATTGCTTCACTTAAGATTTTACGATTTTGTAACCATTCTGTCTTTTGTAGTTGTAGAGACTCTGAAGACATAGAATTAGCATTTTTAACAGCATCAGGGATACTATCGTCATAAGCTATTGCTGTGTCCCATAAATCAGCATGATTACCAGAACCAGATTTTTGTAACATAGATTCAAATTTAAGTTGTCGTTTTAACACATTAGCTTCTTCTGTAGCTGGAGCATCTATTTTCTGAGTTTTCTTCAATGCCTCCCAATCTGTATTTAACTTTTCAATCGTTTCTGGTTTAATAGGCTTTGTTTCCATTTGTGGTCTTAGTTTTATAGCTGTTTCTTTAATATTATTATCAACAGCAGTATATAATTCAGTAGGTTTCATCTTTGAAGCATTAGGGATATTTTTTTGTATAGTTTCTGCCGCTGAAAGTGTTCTTTCAGAAGGTGTAATTTTATCAGCTGTCCCTGATTTGAATAAAGTAGGTTTTTTACCCTCTACAAGTCTACCTTGAGTCTGGGCTAATTTTGCTTCTTTTGTTGTAATTTTTGGAGAAATCATTTCAATAACTTTATTTGTAGCTTTTTCTGTAGCCTTTCCTGTTGCCTTTGTTTTGTTTATGACTGATATTGCTGTTGTCTTTGCATCATTAGCTACATTTTTAAATGTATTTGTAACAGTAGATTCAGCTGTTTTTCCAAGACCTAATGTTAGAATATTAATAATATCTTCTGCGTTTTGTGCAAGTTTAGGATTTTTCTCTGCCCAACTATCTATTTTCTTTAAAGTTTCTTCATTAGTTTCACCTAGTATGTTTGTAGATTTTAGTAATTCTTCACCACCTTTATTTAATTTTTCTTTTAATCCAGGGATTAAATTAAGTCCATGTACAAATAAATCTCCTGCTCCACCTGCTACTTGTCCTGCTGTATGTACTATATTTTCTCCTGGATATGATTGTTTTCCTTGAAATTGTTTTGTAATACTTTGTCCTCTCTTCTGTAAACTATTCCATGCCTCAGGGGCTTCTACATTTAAAGTAGGTTGTTTATTTACAGTCATATTTCCTCCTTGTATATCTTTTTGTTGTTGTGCATTTTTAGCTAAGTCTCTTATTTGTTGAGCACGAGAAGGAACAGGCGGTTGCCCATTTAAAGGAACATTGTTGCCCGTTGCCTTATTCATTGCATCTATCATTTGTGGTGTAAGCATATTATGGAGATTATCAAGATAATAAATATATTCTAACACATCTGCATCAGTCGCTCCTGGTACAGAATATGCCTGTTCTATTTGTTCCGCTTTATCAGGGTTAGCAAGCACATAAGCATCTACACTTTGTGCAGCATTAGCAAATTCACTGATATACCTTGCTCCCTCTCCTGCCTTTCCTTCTATTGTAGAGTTTATTTGTCTTTGGAAGTTTTCTTTCATTCCTTGAAGAATAGCCAAATTAAGGTCAAGTTTATTATTTCCACTAGGGTTAACACTTTCATAATCGGCTGCTTCTTGAGCTGAAAAGGCTGCTCCAGACATGTCTTTACGATATCTCTGTAGTGATATTCTCAAGTCTGTAGCAAGTGCTTTAAACTTAGGGTCTTTGACTTCTCCTAACTTGTTATAAATCTTTTCTGTGGTTCCCTTAAGAAGCCCAGTATCTCCTCCTGCATCGGAATATGCTTGAAGTTTAGCAGCTAAATCATCAATAGCTGGTAATACACTAATCTTTGAATCAAATTGACTTTTTAAGTCACCCGTAAGAGCTTTAGATACTGAGTTTTGTATCTTAAGTATAGCACTCTTGTAATCTCCATTTTGTATAAGAGCTTGAAGTTGTTTTTTATAACTACCTTGTGTTAAAGCTGGTTCAAAACTAGTTACCTGTTCAACAGTTGATTGGAACTTACCTCCGACAGAATCACTAGAACCTGAAATATCGAATTCAGCTTGAGCTTTACCTTTTGCTGAAGCATAAGACTCATTGTAAGCTTCGTTAGCTTTTCTTCTTGATTCTTTGTCTTTCTGTTTATCTAACCACACTCCGTAATCTAAAGGAGTAAGACCTTTCATCTTTGTATCTTTTTTGTATTGTAAATAATCACCCAAATCTCCAGTAGCTGATTGTAAGTAATCTCCTGCAGCAGCAAGAGCTTGTGAGACGGAACCAGATTTTTGAATAGCAAGAACTGTGGCAGCATCAGCTCCGTTTTTCTTAGCATCTAATAATACCTCATTAATACCATCAGTCACTTTTTGTTTAGCATCTCTAGCCTCTTTAATTGCTTTATTTGTGTCATCTATAGTCTTTTGTAATGCCTCAGCTTTATGTTTAGAAGCTTCAGAATACATATCCCAAGCTGATTTTATGGCACTAATATTATTATCTTTAAAAGACTGAGTAAGTTGAGCTACGGCAGAAGCCATTTTCATGTTTAAATCTGTAACCTTTTTTACCCCAGCAGTGACAATAGAACCAATAGTTTTTACTTGGAAACTAGGGTCGTATTCTGCAGCACCAGTCTGGTATCCACGAACATTACCCATTCCTTCTGCACCTATATTAGTTAATTTTTGTTGGTCAATAAGTTCCTGAAAAGCAAGTTTAAGACTATCAACTTGTGCTTGTTCTCCAGCAGAAAGAGGAGTAGTACCATTCTGTATATTAGCAATAACATTCTGTACTCTGGTAGCTTCTGCATCATAATCAGAATTTACTTTATCTAAATCTGATTGTTTTTTCTGTAAATCAGTCTCTGTTGTATCCGTGGTAGTTGAATCAGGAATTGTTGTATTGGCTTGTGGTGGTGGAGTTGTTGTGTTAGAAGTATTATTAGTAGGAGTACTAGGCTTAGAAAAAGAACCATTAGCATAGGTATAACCTTGACTTATAAGTGCATCATAAGCTCCTTTTGTTTGGTCACCGTATTTATAATCTTCTGCTATAGGTACATAACCAGTCTGTCCTGCATTTTGTTTATTTATAGCTTGTTGAAGAGCATAGACAGATTGACTGCTTTCTCCGTATGTTGCGTTAGGATTATTTGTTTGTGTATATGAGCCTGTAGCCATTTTATATAGAAGTTAATGCTTGTTGTTTAATATCTAATTCTCTATTCTTCAGAGAATGTTCTTGGTTTATTTTAAATGTTTCAGCCTCTTTCACTGCTTTTTCTTTGTCTTGTAATTCTTTTTGTTCATTCATGGCATTTATTCTTAATGATTGGTTTTGCATACCCATTAGTATTTCTGCATGCTTAGCTCGAATATCCTGCAAATCCTTTGTTGCAACTTTAGATGTTATTACTATTGGTGTGAATGTTTTGTTATCCATATTATTTTATTAATATAATTGTTGCGGATAATGCTAGACCAACAGGAATAATCCCTTTAAAATCCATATCTCCAGTTGTAGTGTATGTATCCTTTAGGAAATAATTGGCACCTGATGTTAATCCTGAAGTTGTCATTTGTTTGTTGAATATTACAGGAGCAGCTGGAGAAGTGACACTAGCGTAAGCCATTCCATCTACAGGGGTTGGAAGTCTCCAAGTTTTAATGTATGCCGTATCGTTCGCTAAAACAACCTCATCTTTAAGATTAGAATACCAGAGTGAAGGAGTTGGGTTACCACTACTTAATCCAAGAATAGTATAGTCATAAAATTCATATATTTTACCTCTTTGGATATAAATATTTACAGTAAGACCACAATCTGCATCAGTGAATCCAAAAGCTATGACTCCCATTTCATTACCTACCATAGATAGAGCAGATACCGTTGCATCTCCTGCCAGTTTAACAGTAGAAGTCTGATAAAAAATTCTAGCCCCACTTTGTGAACCTTCAAAAATTGTTTTAGTGTTTACATAAGCAGTAGCTCCGTTGCTTGTTGCCCAGCCAAAGTATATTTTTCCATCATGTCCTACAACTGAAGGAATATATTGTGTGTACCCAGAAGATACACCAGCTCCAGTTTGACTTTCAAGGTTCGGTACTTTGTTGTCAGCTGTAGTACCTCCACTATTTGTTTCAATAGAATTTATAGTTACTTGTCTAACATTACCATTATTAACAACACAAAATAAACCATAAGCTATACCTTGAGTAAAGGCAGCTTGTGTCCATGCTACATCAGAAGAATACGCACCAGTTGTTACTGATGCCCCACTTATTCCATAAGTTACAGTAATAGAATTAGTTGCTACAGTAAGATATGCAAGTTTCGGAGTTATTGTTCCACCTGAACCATCTGCAGTAGTTCCATCTAGGTAAGTAAATACAACCTTTCCATTTGAAGCACCTGGTACTGAGCTAAATCCAAAACAATAATCAAAAGTACCTGGGTATACAGTTTCAGTGTCCATTGTTATTGTTGCCCCAGAGATACTACCCGTTCTAAAGTATAAATTATTATCAGTAGTTTTTGCATAAATTACGACAAAAGTAGTGTCACTTAATCTACATACTGTAGATTGTGGAAGTGTAGTTGTAGAAGCTCTTGATTGGTCATAAGCAGTAGTTACAGTTTCGGTGTCTACGTTTACTCCTGTGCTTCTTGTGGCAACTGCAACAGAAAGAGTTGTCCCGCCATTATGATATAAATATACAAATTGACTATCACTTAATTTTGCAATTCTTCCAATAGCCGTAGCAGTGAGAGTCATACTTGCTGTATCTATTTGTTTATATCCATGAGCTTTATATACAGTAGAATCACTTGGATTTATAAACACAGGCTGTCCAGCTGTGATGTTTTCGCCTGATGCAATGCCTGATATGTTAGGAACATTAGTAATACCAGAACCAACTCCAGCTGGATAAGCACCACTTGACCAGCGAATTACCTTAGAACCAGAAGCAGTTGCACTTGTATCGTCATCAGTAACATATTTATTACTTGAACTTGGTGTACCAGAAGTACCAACTAAAGCATCATTCTCTGCTTGGGTAGGAACTCTTCCATCATTATCTCCTACCGCAATAGGAATAGCAGGGTCAACCGCAGGTGTTGAAAGTCTAGTAATACCATAAACTGAATCAGTAGCCTTAGGAGCACCCGCTATAGCTGTATCATCAACATACTTCTTAGTAGCAAACTCTCCATCAGTAACAGGAGCAGGGGTAGCTGTGTCCATTCTTGGATAGTTAGGATTAGTGAACGTCCAAATTCCAGTAATAGTTTCATCATCACTCTTAGATGTCAACTTATCATAAAAACCTGCCGTATTAGAAATAACTAAAGAGGTAGAACCAGCATGAGTCTTAGCTAGTCCTGAACTTTGAGTATATGGAGCAATAAATAGCACACTTGAAACTCCTGTTAGAGTGGCAGTTCCATTTGCATTTTGAGTAACTCCAGTAAAACATCCTTGTTCTTCAAGAACTCCATTTCCAGGTTCTAGTGTGAAAAAACCTATAGCACCAAAATCTGACATGGTAAGTAAAGCACCATCAATGCCTGTAAAAGATTTTAATGTTATTGTAGTAGCACCAGCTATAACGCCAGCACCAGCAAGACTGAAATTTTGAGCTTGTACAAACTTAAACGCATCTGCCATTTATTTAACCCGTATTAAAATTTACTAATATATTATACATCAAATTTAATTTTATTGCCTAATTTATAATCTTATATCTTTTCTTTAAATAATTATCAGTCTTTTTGTGGCAATCCTCACACAGGGTAATTCCATTATCATCATCAAATCTGTTGTTAGGGTGTTCTGCCCATGATTTAATATGATGAGCATTCAATCTTCCTCCTATCTGTAAACATATTTGACAAGTAAAACAATCTCTAGTAAAAATCCTTATCCTCCATTCTTTATATTGCCAAGAACCTCTTAATATTTGGTTTTGAGAGACTCTACCACCTTTCCACATTGGATTTTTCTCACCACACATAATTCCTTTATGTGCTTCACTCATTCTTTTACGAGTTTCTTTTGAATGTTTTTTACCAAGCATGTTTTTATTACCTTTACGTGCTAGACTTATTTTATTTCGTGTTTCTTTTGTAAAAATTTGTTTTTTTCTAGCAATTCTAATTTTTTGTTTTGTTTCTTCAGTAAGTTTAACACCTTTTCTAGGAGAAACATCTGTTCCATTTTTTCTTCTAGTTTCCCATCCTTTTTTACGATAATTATAGTCTGTATTCATATATTTATTATATCATCACTGGCGTATTTTAACAGGTATCTCTGAAGCTAGTGTAGCATTTAATCCGAAAGCTAGTAACTCAAATCTATTATCTGTTCCAAGTACTTCAAAAGACATTGAACATTCAAAGAAATCAGTATTAGAAAATGTCTTTTCTACTCTAAACTTAGGAGGTAAATCGTTTATAGAAGTAGTACCAGCTCCTCCTAGTTTTTGTTTTCCTAATGATTGTTTACCTAAAGAAGAAAATGATGATGGTATACATACTATCTGTGTATCAGAACCATCTATTTCAAAAGTCTTAACTGTAGCACATCCGTCTATTTCATAAGTAATAGTGCATGTAAGTATTGTATTAGCATTGATATATCCCTCAACATACAAAGAAGTTGCTCTCTTTAAAGCATTACGTACACCATAGTTTTGATAAGAGAATATCGCCTTAGCATTGATTGGATGTCCTTCAAAACCTGTGTACACTCTATCTGCATAACCTGTGAATAACTTATAACTCTCTGATGTATTATAAGAATGTCCATATAATTCACCATCTACAATATAGAACCTTGAAACTGGTATTGTTTGAGGAGTTTGCCAAGTTTTAGTTGTTAAATCAAAGATTAAAACCAACCCTTCTACGGGAATAGCAACATAAATACTGTCTTTAAAATAGAATATTGAACCATTTGTAAAATCATAAGAATCTATATCCAATTTTATAGGGTCAGAGATATTAATCTGTTGAGGAGTAGCTAAAGATGTTTCTACTCTACCGAAAGTATCTATAGTAACTTCATTTGTAGCTACAATGATGTTATTTTTCATGTGTGATACAAATGCTTGAGAAATAGCACCTTGTCTTTGTCCTGTTTTTAATGGCAATGCAGATACTTGTTCGTAAGTAACTCCTACTGTAGAAGTCTGAAGTTGGAAAGAAATGTTATACCATAAGTCTTTTCCAGCACTAACATACATAAAGTTTTCTTGTGGTTTAAAAGCAACTATGTTTGCATCAAGAATTAGACTAGAACCTTCTCCTGTCTGTCTTGGTGTTGAGGATGTATAATCTGTATAACTATTCACTCTTGATATGTACACAACAGAAGAATTTAAAGCACTTACGAATATTTGATTATTTAAAACAGAGATAAGTCCATTGGAAAATGTGGAAGCTATACCAGTCATTGAACTATTTGCGGTGGCAACTACAGCCTGATGAACAACAGAACCATTTGCTTCACCTGTAGGGTCAGCTATAACACCAGTTAAAGTCGTAGTTGATTCACCTCCAGTGTAATCATAGGTTGTACCATTTATAACAATACTCTTATTGCCAGTTACATAAAAACCAGAGTCAGCCCAACTATCTGTACCTGTTTTGGTTATAGTTGTCGCTGTAGTTGACGCTATAACAGCGGTAGCACCATTCCACCTATAAATATGGGGTGTTCCCTTTACAAACAAAACCTCCCTTAAGCTTTCTGTTGTATTCCAATATGTACAAAAATTAAAAGAAACTGAAGTTGCTCCAGTTGCTAAATCTCTCCATGTAACATCACCATTACTATCTACATATCTGTATTGTAACTTACCATCATTACCCGCACTTGTTAAAAAACCAGCACGTAGATGTCTTTCTCCATTATTACGAGTTAACCAATCGAAGGAAGCCAAAATAGGAGCCAAAGCACTACTTGTAGCACCATCAAGAGTGTATCCTTTACGTATTTGGATACGTTCTGAGACATTACTAAGCACATTTTGACTCCCGACAATAAGTACACCAGGAGGAAGGTTTGTAACGTCCTCACGATTTCTATAAGTAAGTTTATAGTTAGAGACTAAAGAGTATTCTGTTGACTTTGGACTTCCTCTCATAAATTATTTTTTCTTTTTACCTTTCTTCTTTGCTACTTCATTAGCATTGAGTAAATTCTCGGTTAGCACTTCTTCTGAAGCGTCTACTGCTAAACTTTGAACTAGTTTGTTTGTTCCACTCATACATATTTATACTAAACCTTTTATGGCTAAACGCTTTAAAGATTTAGATTCATTATATTTATTAATAAGGTCTCCAGGTTCATTACCTTGTGAAGATTTCAATTTAAACTTTCTTTTTATCCCACCAATTTTACTGTTGATTTTAGACATTCTTAATTTAGCAAGTAACTTATTCTGTTCATTTAAAGGAATTTTTGTCTTAGCAGACTTTTTATACACTTCCTTTTCTGTCATCTTAGGATGTTTCACGTGTAACGTTTCATGTTTTACTGTACTTGCTAATTCAGCCTTATCAAGTTTACCTCTTTTGTAGTGGTTCTTGACATTTATCTCAATCTTATTAGTCTTTGGATTCATTCTACCCATAGCACCTTTAAGTTTGTTGTTTATTGAGAGTTTTGATTTTTTCTTAATCATCATATTACTTCTTTTTATTCTTTTTAATAGTCTTTTTGCCTTTTTTCATCTTTTTCTTACTTTTTTTGTATCTCCCAGAATACTCTGCATTCATTTTAGCTCCTTCTTCTCTTTGTCTTTTGTCTATTGCTGGTGAACCGACCAAATCTTCTCTGATTTTCTTCATATCTGGTTTCAGTCTTTTGACTCCTTTAATTATTTTATTTCCCACAGCAACTCCAGCTTTTCCTACTTTACTGTCAAGCACCTTACCTACTGGTTTAGACATTGCAATTTTAGTAAATAACTTCTTTTTTGTCTTTTTCTTCATTTTGTTCTTTGTTTTCTGGTATTTGTTATACATTTCACCAGGCTTACACTTCATCTTGTTTCTATTTACGAGTGCTTTTTGTGGCATGTTTTTTAACTGTTTTCTTAACAGCTGTTTTAGTTTTAGCGACCTTTTTTGTTTCAACGACTTCTTCTTGAACTTCTGGTACAGCATAAAGTACCTCTTTTAACTTAACGGCTAAACTAGCCATATCCTTAGTAACTATAGGTAGACTATTGAGAAAATTACTCAACCCTATCATTTCTTCTTGTGTTAAATACATATATTTTAATTAATTACCAAAATCTCTACCTATGAACTTTCCATAAGAGTTATTTTGTTTCTTATAATAAGACGATTGTGGCTTTTGAAGTTCACTCTTATATAGAGATTTATACCTCAAAAGACCTTGTTGATATTGACTCATAAAGAACTGACCATCTGCACCAGCATCAATACCTTGTTGTTGCTGACATGCAAAGAATGCAACCAAGTTAAATAACAGATTAAATGATTCAGTATCTAGATTTATTAGATTTGAATCATCTGTTACTTCTTCTTGATACACTCCTGTTGAAGCATCTCTAAATAAATATTTAGAATAATACTCATAACTTAAAACAGTACCAAGTACTGAATCAAGACCATTTAACTTAACCCCTGTGTTTGTTCCTAACATGGCAAGACTAACTCTTGCATAATCTATAGCAGTACTATCAGGAGAACCTACTGCTGTCATAGAATTCCAAGTAAATTGACACAAATTCCAACCATTGACAAAAGATGTACCCTGTTGTGTCTGTGTAGTTGTTAATGTCCAATAATCTGAAGCACTAGAACCAAATCTAAGATTCACACTTGTAAGGTTAGAACCTGTTGGCACATACACCCATACGAACAAGGAGGATTGATTTTCTACACTTGAAAGGTCGACACTTGTCATGTCAGAATTTTCAAGATAGCTTGTTCCTACAGTTGTGTCGAACTGTAAAGAACCTGCTCCTTGCACGAAATTGGTGTTATTTACTTCGAGGTTTGACCCAGTTCCTCCTACTGTCCATGTTCCATTATCAGCTATAGATTCCATCTGGTTTATTACATCAGGATTATTCAAAAATGGAGCATTTATCCTTATAGTCTTCAAACTTGTATTAAAGTTTATAGTAAACATGTTACTAAAACCAAAAATATTCTGTTTAGCTACATCAAAGGCTTGGTTATAAGCTTGACTCCATATATCTATAGGTAAGCGATTAACTTGTGGGTAAATATCTATCAACTTGTTTCCTTTCACATCAGGAGCTATGGCATATTCAAAAACTCCATTGAAAATAGGAGTTGTGAATTCTACTTGTCTTTTTGTTTCTTGTGGGTCTATGTCGAGCAGTAATTGTCTTGCTGCACGATAAATAAGTCCATCTAAGTTGGTTATTTGGTTAAGCTCTGTATTGTGTAAAGCTCCAGTCAAATCATTTTTTAAAGCAAGTATATTGTATGCCATTTTAGTTTACATAAGCTATAGCTGAATAAGCTCCATCAGTTGTCATATCTACTTTAACACGGAAGAAAGTAAATGTATCTCCTGGTGGAAAGAATACAAATGCAGATGTATTTGAACTTAGAGTAACAGATGCTACGCGAGTATCGGTTTGTCCATTCGTATTGGTTACATTCGTAGTAAGACGATTATAAGCAAGCCAATTAGTACCATCATTTGATATTTCAACTGTAAAAATTCCATTACCAGCAGAAATAGAAGCTGCAATAAATTGTATTGAGAGTCTATCTGCATTGTTTACAGGAATAGAATTTGATGTTGTATCAGCTGTGACTGCATTGAGAACTGTATATTTTACTGGTTGTGTCATTGTTTTAATTCTCCTCTCATCCCACAACCCCTAAAGGCTGTGAGTGAGAGGACAAATAAGTTATTAAGCAGTTGGTTTAATACCTTCGACAGCAGCAGCAACTGAAACCGCAGCAACGACTTGTGTATTTGCATTTCTACCTGAAGTAGCTGTAGCAAAGTCTGTGACATTGAATACTGCAGGTCGTACATAATAAAGACCTCCTTTCACTGTACCTGTTCCTGTCTGTGAAGCTTCTGCAATAGCAGCACCTCCAGCAGAGTCAACTGAAGCAAGGAATGTACAATCTTTAAATACATTTGTGAACAATATATCTCCTACTGCATCAAGACGTACAAACGTAGCTGTTGATGAAGATGAAGAAATTATAAAGTTACAATTTTGAAGAATATTTGACTTGAACTCAAATCCGTTTATTTGGTCAATATGGAATACAGAACGTGCTCCAGAAGTCAAAAGTGTATCTGCTCCGAATGTACAATTAATGTATGTTGCAGAATCAGAACCAGCAAGAACTTCATGTGCAGTAGCACCACCTAGATTATCAGCAACTCCAAATACGAATGAACAATTAGCCCACAGTGTACCTTCGCCTCCTTCCTGCATAACAGTAAGAGAAGCAGCGTTAGTAGAACTATTTATAAACTTAATATTTGTAAATGAATTTCTTACTCCTGTTACCTTAAGTACAAAGACACTAGAGTTATCTCCAGTAATTTGAACCTTAGCACCCTGTTGAACCTGTCTTCCACCAAAATCCAAACCAATGAAATTGATTCTATTTTTAGCGACAGTAAGTCCTGTTGTCAATGTGTGTGAAGAGTTAGTTGAAAGTGCAATAGTATCTCCTGATACAGCAAGAGCATAAGCAGCAGCAACTGTCCTTAGAGCTGTCTCAGTTGAAAGACCATCATTTCCATCTACTCCATTAGTAGCATCTACGAAATAAATTTTTTGAGTTCCTGTAGAACCCATAACAAGAGGAATTGTTCCAGCAAGCGGAACACCGAAACTTGATAGACCATTTGGATAATTTGTTAACATAATTTTTTAATTTGAAAGGTTTTAACTTCATTATTAGAAATATGGATTGGTATATAACCTTCACGAACAAGCATTTCATTCTTTGTAGCATCTTGTTTATGTCCGTCTATATCAATAGCATATTTTCCTATAATAAAATCTACTTCTCTTCCATTAATTTTTACCTTAGACCGAAAGGAGATATGAGCAACCTTAAGTTTTTCATAAAATCTCCTTTCAGCTTTGGTACTTGATAATCTTCTCATAATCTATTCCCTATCTTTGAGAAGAAAGAATCGGGCAAATTGAGAGGCTTTAGGTAGCCTCAAACCCTACAGATTAAAGACCTGTAGAACCAACTGCACCAGCGTAATCAGCTACGAAAACTTCTTCTCGGAAGTTCGCTTGATAACGATAAGTGAGGTTGTTAGAGTAACGCCAATCAGTTAGAGCTGTTTCAAGACCCTGACGAATTAAACGAGTAACTCCATGTCTCTTTGCAAGCAAGAACCATGCTGTGTCTGAACCTCCAGCTACTGCACCTAACCAGTGTGAAGTCCACACTGTGATACCAAGAGCTGAACGATAGACGTTCACATTGTTATTACCTGAATCAGAAATAAGAGCTGAATCTGTGATTTCTCGTGCGTGTTTCCAAAGTGCTGGTGGCACAAGGAGAACTGATGGAGAAGAACCACGAATAACACCAGACTGGTCTTTCTGTTCTAGTAGATTAACCATAGCTGTGTTCAAAGTCGTTGGAGATAGAGCACCAGTTACAAGGTTTGATTGTGTACCACCACCGATAAGAGTGTGTGAAGCACTAAAGAATGCAACACCATCAGCTGTTAATTCAGTTGTGAATCCATTTCTGAAAACACGGAAAGCGTTGTAATCTTGTGTATCTTTTGCCTTTGAAGCAAAATCTCGAACATCTTCTGCCCAAACTCCATGCATGTTGTCATCAAAGAGTTGTTTTGAAATATCAATACCTTGAGCAAAGGTAAGGATTCTTGTTGTCTGCTTGTTACGAACTGCTGGTGTACTTAGAGGTACAGTAGCAGTCTCACCAATAGCAGGAAACAGTCCTGAACCTTTGTTAATTGATTGAATCCAAGCTGCATGAGTTGTATCTTGTGGCTTGAATATTTCAGCTGTAGTAGCATGAGCTACTCCTGGGAACGTTTCATCATAGTCGAAAGATTGGAAGAAAACTTTATCCAATTCTGTCTGTACAATGCTAAAATTCTGAGCTTCTGTAAACATATAATTTTGTAATGTTTAACTAATAATATCCCGTGTATTTTTCATTAAGCGAAGTATGATACTGCGTTTCTGAATGAAAAAGCTACTCGACCAGGATATTTTGAAATATCCAAAGGTTCAATAACACAACCTGAAGTAGCACCATCTGTTGCTAGGATTGTGTATGAACCTGCTGTTAAGTCAATCAAAACACGGTCTCCAACGAGAGCATCGTATTCTGCTTGTGTATCGAATGTTGCAGCCACATTTGGCTTGATAAGATACTGAACACCTGGAACTATTGGGTAAACCCAAACTTCACCATCAGCAGACGCTGTCTGTGTTGATGAGGTGGCTGCGATTCCTGCAAGGAAATCAGTAGCTACTACGGGCTTGTTTGTTGCCATTGCGGTAACAGACGGAGCACCGAGAGCTTTTGCTACTGGTTCACCAGCTAGAATTGCAGTGGCACCTGCGAGCACTATTTGTTTACGTGCTCCTATACCAGCCATTGTTGACTGGTCTAAAATTGTAATATCACCTATTGCCATATAAATGTAAGATTATTTGATAATAATCTAGCAACAAGTTTCTACCTTCCTCCAAATTTCTGTAAATTCTTCTTATATCTTTCGATATCCTTATCAGACCAACCTCGAGCTTTAAAAGCTGCTAATTGTTCTGGGGTTACAAGAGTATCTTGTACCTTAGGACCTTCTGAAGAACTGCCCATGCCTGCAGAAACAGTAGCAGGTTTATTCATGTTAGCTAGTTTAAGTTCTTTGTTTTCTTTGAGAGCTTTCTTTATAATTGCATCTTGTTCAGTTGCAATTTCAGCAAGCCTTGAGTCTGCTAGAGTTTCACGAGCAATACGTCTCATTTTCTCATCAGCACTCTCTTCCTCATCGTCATCAAAGTTCTCTTTTTTCTTCTTCTCTTTAAGGTAAGCCATTTTATAATTGGCTGCTTCCTCAATGAGTCGGGCTTTTTCTGCTTCAAGAGCAGTATTTTTAGCCTCCAAGTCTTCTGTTATTACAGTGACTTGTTCCTTTTGCTGAGCGGCAATCGTTTCAGCCTCCTTTGCTTCAATTGCCTTTTTCTCTTCTTCTGTCATAGTTTTTCAATTCATTTTTTTGATGAGGTGTGAATAACCCCGCTATGAATAAAAAATCACTCTTTGTTGGAGTGACTATTTAGATTCCTTATTTGTTTTCATCCCACGGGCGTAAGACTATACAGATAAGAAACCTAAATAATCACTTCAGATTTCTTTTCATGTCCCCGTGTAATTATAAAATTTCTTTTTCATGTTTAGTATACTACTTTTTATTATTGTCAACAAATTTATGCTGAACATCTAATTGCTAATACTGGTATTGCTGAAGCTGTATCTGTTGTAGCTGGACATGGGTCTGTTAAAGCTCCATAGCCTCCACCTCTTGCATATGTGTAAGACCAACCTACTACTTGTCTTTGGTTTGAATTTCTTAAGTATGTATTAGTTGCATCATCAAATTCAATAGCTGCATAATATCTTCCTTTATTCAATACAGTTGCAGTAAAGGTTACTTCTTGACTTGTGTTTGCACCTGCTGATACTGCAGTTGAGGCAGATTGAATTATAACAGCCAACCCTGCAGCCGTTTCTTCAGTACTTACAGGACCATAAATCCCTACTGTTACGTTACCCGCTTGAGTAGCAACCTTTCCATAAGAAATAGCATCAACAGTACATTTCTGTGTGACTTCAAATTCTACTAAATACACAGTTCCAGCAGTCGGTGTCTGGCTTGTTGCTGATACTGATGAGAAGTAAGGTTTTATCCATCTATTTCTAATTGATATTGCCATAGTATTATCCTGTTATTATCCAGTTAGCACCGTCACTGGTTACTTTATAAAAATCATATTGTGCAGGTAATGTTTGTGTTAAAGCTCCATCTATAGTTTCTGTACCAGCTCCATCTATTGTAATTACACCTGTGCCTGAGTTCTTAATAACATATTCTCTTCCTTTAATACCTACGGCTGTTGGAAGGGTTACTGTAAATGTTCCCGATGTACAGTTTACAACATGGTCAGTTACATCTAATGTTCGTAATGCTGTTATTGCTAAATAACCATAATTAAATGAATTAAATCCAATATTTCCTCTTATTTGATGATTAGTACCAAGTAATGTAGGAAGATTTGTTGATGAGTTTCTTGATGAGAAGTTATCAGTAATCATCCAACTATCTGCAGTAGAGTCTGTATTAGCTATTTGGAATGGAAGTGTATTTAGTAAGAATTTATTACCTGATACAACTACATCTTTTTGTCCATTCATACCAAAGCCATAAGATGAATTACCCCAAATAATATTGTTAGATAATATTGCATCATTACCTGAACGTACAGCAATTGTATGAGTACCACTTCCACCTGAAGTATTTATAGCTGAACCACCTTCTGTTGCAGATATTTGAAATGAATCTTTTGAAATACCTGTAGCTATAACATAGTAAACAGTACCTGCTGTTATTTCAATAGGAAGTGTGTTTACTGTTGTGAATGTTACTTGAGCACCAGCTGTAAGGTTATGGTCTGCATAAGAAACAACACCAGGAGAAGCATTTGAGATAGTAACACTTGCTGAATATCTAGAAAATTGTCCACCACGAGTTCCTCCTGTAATCATATTTCCATCAATAACAGGTTTATTCACACCTCTATCTACGTAGACTCCATCAGTACAACCTTTAATATAGTTTCCTGAAATCACTGAGCCGTGTGCATTACCAAACAATGAAATACCTTTACCTAGTACTCCTATTATAGAGTTACCTGTAATAGTGGCAGGTGAACGAGTTTGAATACCATTAGCTGCACCATCATCTCCTACCATTGTATTGTTTACAAAAGAAAGTCCTTCACATCCTTGGTGACAATCAAAGTGAGAAGCATAAGTTGAAACTGATGTACAACCTGAAACTGATACATTACGAGTAGTACCTGCATAATAAGTAGCATTACCTGCTCCTTGAACAAAACCATGTCTCATATTATCGAATGAACAGTTTTGAACACTCATATTTATTGTTGCTCCTTTAGCTGCAATTCCATAAAAGACGTTAGAACTAGGAGTAACATCTTTCATGTTCTTCAAATGACAATCGTTTATCCTTACATTCATACACTGACCTATAAAGAATCCAGTGTTATATGCATCTCTAACTTGACAATTTGTAATACTTAAGTTATCTACAAATCTAAATACTACTGCTCCAGCATTAAATGTAGTTGGTCTTGAAGCTGCTGCATCAGTGAAAGTAATACCTCTAATATTTATATTGGTATACATTGTTAGTTTTACAACCTTTGCAGTATTAGCTGTTGTCATTGTCTGGTATATATGTGTTCCATCATTAGTAGTACCAATTGTTATTTCACCAGTAAAAGGTGAAACACTAATCACTTTATGTAATTCTCCTTGATTTCTACCAGTAAACTCCGTATCTATACTGAGTGAAGAGTATAATAAAATATAGTCTCCTGCATCAATTCCTGATGCCAATAAATCTAAACTACTTATAGTTAAAACTAAGTCTCCAGCATTTGCATCAAGTAACAATGGATAAGCTGTAGCAGATTGTGTTGGGTCACATTCAAAGACAGAAGTTGAATCAGCTCCAGTACTTGAGTCAGCAGTGATTATAGTAGCTCCTATACCTTGACCTCTAACAGTTATATTACTCTTTTCAAAAGAAAGACCTGTAACTGTAGTAAATGTACCTACTCCAAATTCTATTATAGCAGGGTTGGTACTTATAGTTGTCATCATATCTGTCCATACAGTATCTAGTGAAGTACTTTGTTTTGTATATCCAGTTGAAGTATTAAAACCATAATAGGTACTACCAAGTTTGTTAATCTTATAGACACTTATACTTCTCCATTTGCTATTAGTTTTCTCTCCACCAGTAGAGTCACTGATTGAAGTATTAAGTAACATAGTATCAATACCATTATCTGTAAGTGGTGTACCTGTACCAGTTTCATTATGTATTGTACATCGTACAAAAGTAGTAGACTCTGCACCACTATCTATGACTACATTAAATTCATTATTTTCAAACCAGTTATTTATAAATGTAATACCTCTACAAGTTCCTTCAATATGAGCACCAGTTAGACCTGTAGCAGTTGAATTTTCCCAGTCACAATGTTCAAAAGTAAGACCACGAGCATTTGTAATGTCAAGACATGTACCTCCTCCACCAACAACAATACTACATCTTATATTCTTAAAGTAGTTCCAATTAGCGAGAGTTCCTCCTACATTAACCCCATTTGTACAAAGTAATATTCGTATATCCTCACATGCATTATAAAAAGTAATATTAGTGCTATCAACCATCCGTATAGCAGTTGCAAATCCTGATATTGTTATATGGTCATAATAACAAAGAGTTGTATTGTCTAAATCTATAGCTACCCCTTGAGTTCCTGAAGTATTTTCCATCTTACCTCCAGTCCAGCGACATCGAGCAATACTTCCATCAGTAGCATTAACTCTAATCATTCCGCTAGTTGAAAAAGCTGCAAGTCCCATGTTTGCTTGAACAACAGCACCAGCCGAAAGGATTAATGTTGTTGAACTCTTTTTAAATAAGAGTGGAGTTATTATTGTATATGTACCATCAGAAACATAAATAGTAGCACCTCCTGTAGGAACAGCATCGAGAGCTGATTGAATGTCTGTATAATCACAGTTTGCAGAACCAACAGTTATATCTGCTCCTGAATATGCTGGATAGTATCCATTTACTGTAGTTACACCAGATACAGCACCTGCGTCACTTATTAAAACAGAACTATTTTGTAACAACTTACCAGTAGTGCCATCATACCTAGCAATAGCATTATCTGTTGAACTAGCAGGACCTACAACATCTCCCTTGTTATTAAACGTAGACCAATCAGCACTAGATAAAGCTCCTCTCTTAGTTGCTGAAGCTGTAGGTATATTAAATGTATGAGTACCAAGACCATCATCTGCAATATTAAAATCATTACCTGATGTACCTTCAGTTAAAAATTGAGCAGAAGTTGAGTCTGAGTTTATTGAAACTACTTGAGAAGCAGCAGGAGCACCACCTCCATGCCATCTCTGGTCATTCATGTTAAAACCACCATTAGCAAACTTTTGAGCCAACATGGCTAAAGTTTCACCATTGCGTATATGAGATATATCTATTCTGTCATTACCTTTAAGATTCTTAATCCCATCAACAACATCTTTCATTTCTAATTTCTCAGGAAGTCCTTGTATAACATCAGACCTAATAGAACCAGCAGGCAAAGAGTTTATCTTGCCTGCTATTTCTTGTGGAGTTTCAAATACTTTTTCAGCTGTAGGTTGATATTTAGAAAGTGAAGGAGATGGAGTTTTAGTTCCTTTTTTAAACTGCTTTAGATGAGCAGACATTTCTTTTACTTTTGATTCTTCTTCTTTAGATAGTGGCATTCAAGTTTACCCGTTTGAATGTATTATAACACTTTTATAAAAGCAAACAAATTATTTTTTCTTCTGATAACTAATGAATGTATCTAGTATATTCTTCTGTGCAGATAAAGCAAATAATATACTTTTTCCTTTTTGTAAATCAACAAGACTTTCACTCGAAACAAACATAGTCTTATGTGCTAATTCTTTTGGTGTCTCATGTATTATGTGCCATAAATCAGAATTTTCAAAGAACTCAGCTTCTGCTTTTAAGTTAGCCAATCTACCTTCATCAGCTTTCTCTCCTCCTATAAAAACTATTCCATGTGCTTTATCCAGAGTTACAATACTTTTAAAATCAATAACAGATAACATATTAGTTAACATATTTTCTGCTATTAGTTTTGCACGTTCATCGTCATCCTTTCTAACTGTTTCTTTGAAGTCCTTTTGAGAGTCAGTAAATGCCTGTATCTTAGCTTGTTTGATAGCTTCCTTTATAAACCCTCTATTTAATATCCATTGTTTAATTGATTTCATCTATTTGTGAAGCCTTAAGCACTTCTGATAATCTAGCACTAGCCAAACTGTTTATTGCTTTAGACTCAGGGTCATCTATCTTAGTATTAGGAATTGTACGCATCTCTGATATAACACCAGGACTTGCTGCTTCTCTAAAACTCATTGCATTAGCCTTTTCTTCAGGCAATCCCTCTAATACAGTTTCAAGTATACCCATAGCATACTCATACTTTTCTGCTTTAATTGAATCTATTGCTTTTTGTAGTATTTTTCTATTCATTTAATCTTCATCCAACCACTTAGTTTGTAGTGTGTCAAGTGTGCGTCCTTCCATTTCTTTATCAATAAACAACTGTATCTCTCCTTTCATTCCCTCAATAGTATCTTTAGCATCAAAGACTGTCATATCATCAAACAATTCAAGCATAGCTTTGATTTCAGCATAATTTTCTCCTTTTTCATCAAGACCCTTAACAAGTTCTAACTCACTCATCTTTTTTTCTCTCATGCTCTGTAGAAACTTCTCCATTAATACAGAAGAGATAGATGATAGGAACATCTTTGCATCCTCTATATTCTTACTAGCTTTAATAAGAGCAGGGAAGAATTGCTCTTTAGTGAACTTCATCTTTTCTTGAAACTTGGCAGAAGAACGCATTTCTTTAATAAGTTCTTCCTTTGTCTTCATGACACGAGGTTGTTTTATCTTTTTAGGCATTTTTGCGTGTTCTCTTAATTTTAATAGGTTTTTCTTCAACCTTTACTACTGGAGTATAGTGTTTAGTAAGCATCTCAAACAATATTGATATGTCTGTTTCCTCTGTTGAAAGGAACTTCATCATACTTTCAATAGTTAAGGCTGTTTCAATATCTCTAACGAAATAACCATCACTCTTAATATAATTACTATCTACTTCTGTTGCACCTTTCTTTTCAATGCCAAAATCTTTAGCTATTTGATGTCTTACTCCAATAGGGAGTTCAATCCACTTGTGATATAGAATCATTTTGTTTATAAATTAGAACCCGTTAATAATATTCACATTATACACCTATCTAGTCATTCCCGCCATAGGCATAGACTGTCCAGCTGTTTGATTTGATTTTTTACTCATTGCTTGTAGAGGACTATTACCAGCAGAAGGCATTGAACCACCTTTACCTGCTAATTCAGGAATAGGCTGTCCCAATGGATTGTTAGGGTCTAATGGTTGCACAGCTCCAGGTTGTGGTAGTTTTATTAAATACTTATCCATGTCTTTCTTTGTATTAGGGCTAGAACCAAGTAATATCTTACCTGTTTCAATAGGGTCAAATATTTCAGGATGCATAACCATTCTATCAAATTCTTCAAGGTCATAAGCACGTTCAAGGTCTGTACTCCTAGGATTAAGAACATCAGGAGATATAGTTATCATGTATTTTAGTTCTCGGAATAAAGTAGGGTTTACTTTAGATATTTCCATACCTTTCTCTTCTTCTGAAGCCTTTATTTCATAACTAGCATTAAGGTATTCCTCCTTAGTCATCTCGTCTGGAACGTCTAAATTGAACTCTATTCGTTTGTTTTTATTAGACCCACCCTTTGCCCCAGCTTTTAAGAAAAACGTCTTATATGTAAGTTCTGCGTCTCCTGTGATGTCTGACACTTCAGGTAGAGTCAAATATTGGATAATATCTCCTAATCGTAATTTGCCAAAGTCTTTAACGTGTTTTGCTATCATTTGTAAGAACAAACCAAGTATAGTGTTAGCATTTTGTTCTAGTTTAGATATTTCATAAGCAGTCTGACTTCCTCCTTCACTAGCTCCTTGCTGTAAAGGTTCTTGAGAACTTTCATTTATACTCTTCTCTACTGTAGCCAACATTTCAAGTCCCATCTTTAAATCAGAACCCACATCAATAGCTTTAAGACTTGCAGTGGGGTCAGATAATGTAGTAACAGCTCCAGGTACTATCACATCAGAAGCTATAATCTCTCCTCCAGCATTAACCATAGGCTTAAATATAGCCAAGTAAGTACCATCAATAACCATTTGATATAGAGTGTTTACTATTTCAGCATCGTGTTGAAGCTTGAAAGCTAAACTCTTATAATAAAAGAATCTACTGTTTATAGGTTCATAACCAAATTTATCAAAAGGATATAATTTGTCTTGTCTAGGGTTAGGATTATTGTGAGCAGTCATCCATATTCCATTTACCTTAGTGACCTTTAAGTCCATACCTTTATGCCACATAGTTATTTCCTCAACATCTTCTTGTCTCATTTGAGGGTCATAAACATAATAGAAAGTCCTATTAGCATCATCGTAAATAGTTTGTACTCCAGGTCTTACATATTTAAAATTATCTACCTGTCCATACTTTATCTGTGCTTGACTATAAGCATATACTTTACGCCAAATAATCCAGCCTTGTTTTTGCAGGTCAGGTTCATACATGTTTTCAATATAAAATTGGTTAACAGGAACAATTTCATCCATAAAACAAGGATAAGACTCATCTCTTATTCTCTTTTCTATCCAATTACCAGCTTCATCCTTTTCAGTCTTAACAAGTCTGGTGACTTCTCCATATTCTGTGTAGCCGATACTTGCAGGACTAGACATTGCTGTTAGAACACGCATTAAAGCTATATGAGCATAGTTACTTACATCTCCACTCCATTCCATTAAGTCTTCCATCACAATAGCAGCATCCTGTTGTTCTTCACTATTATCATTATATGCAAATACTTTAGGAAATATAAGTCTAGCTGTAGCATGTGCAGCAATACTCATACATTTGTTTCTTACTATAGGACGTATAGCTCTACTTCTCCATGCACTCTGTTGGTCACCCTCCCAAGCATCCCCATTATTAGGCTGGTAAGTATTAAAAGCCATTTGGTCATATTGGTCACGTTGGATTAAGGACAGGTCATTAAATTCAACCCTAGGTGTATACATTGTCACAGTAGCATTACAGAAGTTACGTAATAGTAATGCACTTATGTCTTTTTCTTCTGGTGTTTCTGAGTAGGGAGATATATCAGCTGTTATTTTACCTTGTTTATCTACTGGTGCACGTAGGAGAATAGCCTCTACACTTATACCTCCATCACTATCTGTCTTCTTGCTATGTTGTACTATGGACATTTATTAGCCCGTACTATTTTTATTAAAATACTCATCAATAATATTAAAGATTTGTTCCCTAGCAGAAAGCATTCCTGATATGTAAATAGACTCTTCTTGTGTTATATAATCAACATTACTAGGTTTAAACGGATACCCTTTATTTAATCTTTCATGTATATAATTTTTTAGTTCAATTTGATTCATAAAGTTTATTATAATCTAGGAACATGTGTATGTGCAAACTTAGGCTTAAAATCATCTTGTAATTCAGGAGCTGTCCCTGGTGTATTGCCTAAAGGATTTAGATTGTTTCTTGGTTTAGATGATTGCGAATAATGAATGTGAGCACCAAGATGGTCAGGATTCTTCATTGAAACTATAGCATATCGTATAGCATCCATGCTATGAGAGAACAAATGGTCAGGTTCATTGATTATCTTACCATCTTTATCAGTTATCCACACATAGTTTCTATATTCTTTAATTATGTTTACAGATTGCTTAGTTACACTTATCTTCTGTCCTTGAACCCATTGTATACCTTGAAGCACAGAACCTGGACCTTTAGTACAAGGCAATACAGTTAAACCATACAACCTCAACTCCGCTATACTCTTAGGTTCAGCTTGGTCAGCAATAACTATACATTTCTCTAGGTTGCTTAAAATATCAGCTATAGGCTTATTTAACAGTCCTTTCTGATATGTTATTTCATCTACTATATAACCTCCATTGTAATAATAAATAGCTACGATAGAAGTAGGGTCGTTAGAGTACCCGAAGTCCAGTCCATAGCGTACCAATTTGGCTTCAAAAGGTACTTCATCTATAGTTTGCCAACCCTTGTATATACGAGTCTCCACCTCTCCAAGCTCACCCATACCATATACCTTCCACCATTCTTTATTACCCTTACGCTGTTCTATCGATGCTACAATGGCAGGGTCTAATGCTTCATTATCTAAATAAGTAATAATAATATGGTCACAATCATCTCTGTTAGCTACCATATCGTAATACCAAAACTCTGTAGTAGGATTCCAGTCAAGGAATATAACATCCTTAGTACGCACTTCTAATTGGTCAAACGCTTCATAGCCGATGTTGTTACATTCATTCATGAACAACCTATCACGTCTAGGACCTCTAACCTTAGATGGTTGGTCTGCACTAAAGAACTCTATTTTACTTCCAGTTTCAAATGTATATATAAAATCAGACCTATTCCATCTGTCATCATCATAGTAGCCATGTCCCTCCATAATATTTAAGAAGTCACGCATTACTCCTCTCTTAAGATGGGGAAATGATTCAGAAACTATAGATGTTAATGTTGGTGTAGTATCAGACTGAGCATAGTCTATTAGCAACAGTAAGATACTGATTGTTTTACTGGCACTTGTACCACCTTGGATAGCTCTAATTCGTTTATTTAGTTTCGCTATCTTCAGTGTTGCTGTCGTTTTTTCGTACGTCACCTAATATTGGTATTGGTTTACCCTTAGAAGTAATATCGCTCTCACTTTTTTCGACATACCCGTGTTTATAAAGTAACAGTGAAGCTATTCTTGAATTATACTCTCCAGAAAGTCCTTTGTTTACAAGATATGTTGCTTGTTGATGTAATAATTCGTCTACCTTGTCCGAAAACTCTGGATGTGCATCTATCCATTCGTATAATGTTGAACGTGAAAGCCCTAAATACAAAGCTAATCCTTCCATCTTAGGAATATTAACTTGTAACATAGGTTTAGGATTTAACTTACTTCCCATGTTTATATATTTGTCTCCAGTAGTAGCTAAGTAATCATCCACTTGTTGTGGGTGTATGTTAGGGTCATATATTGGTGGTCTTCCTCCTGCATGTGCCATTTAATCATAGCCCGTGATTAAATTAATATTTTATACTAAAAAGGTGTATCAACTATTGGTACTTCTAAATCAATCAACTCATCAGTTTCTCTTAAGAATATAGGGAGTTTACTAAACTTAGATGATATATTTCTTATCTCTATAGCTGTTTGATATGCACTTGTGTATCCTCTACAAAAATATTCTCTATCTAACTCTGATTGAAGTTCCTTATTCCAAACTTGAACCCTATAATCACCAAACATCATTCTTTCTATTTCTATATGCATATAGTTATTCAAACAACCATGAGACTAGAAACTTAGGTTTTACTACTATATCTCCTAACTCTGATAACTTAATCTTTTCAAATTCTAAAGATACTGGAATATCTCTTAATTTATTTAATTCTTTAAAAAACTCCTCCGAATTTTCTTCTTTAACATTCCATATATCTTTCTTCTTATCAGTTTGTTTGCCTAATCTTTTAATAAGCTCTAGGCGTTTTATTTCATATAACTTAGTTTCAGATAAGACCTTTTCTTTAATCTTTAACAACTTATAACCTATTTCAATAGGCATATCTATACTCACTAACTCTTCTAATTGAGGGTAACTTTCAACTACTTCATATAATTTTAGTTTAATCATATATATATAATATACTACATTATTAATAATAACAACAAGAGTTCCTAAATTCTCTATCCGTAATCCCATCTTCAATAAATATGGAATCATTATGAGTAAACCAAGTTTATTTATTACAGATAGAGAAGCCAGAAACCCTCTGGCTATAAGTGTTTTATATCTTATTTTTTATATCATAACCCATATCAGAAGCTAGTTTCTCTACCTTCTTTTTAATATCTGGGTTATTTGCTATTTTATTTCTAAACTCTGAATATTCAGCTCTTGTTTTAAGTAAATCCAATCTCAATAATAATAGGACAATTTGCTTGTGTCTTAATGTATGCTTGTTCTGCTGCATTAAACGCTGAATTAACTTTTGTCTCTATTTGTTCTTGGGTCATCTATTTTTTTGACAGAATATTAGCAATCTGTTCCTTAGTAATTTCAATTAAAGTCCTGTCTTTTTCGACCCATTTTATTGCTTTTTTTAATGCTTGAGTATCATAGTCATACGCATTTTGGTAATCCCTCAAGTCTTCTTGTAAACGTTGTAATTCTGTTTCCATAATGTTTTTTATTTGTTAGAAGTAATATATTCACAATCTTTATCCGCACAAAGACCTGCTTCATGTATTTTGTCTGAGAATTCAATAAGAAAGTCTTTAAAATCTTCAATGTGTTTAATGTTCTCTTTATCTGAACCAAAATTTAATTGCTTTGTTACTAATTTTTCAGCATACATGTTTATTGCCATTTGCAATATCTCACTTTTTGCTTTATCAAATGTTATTGTGTAAGTCTTGTTTTTCATTACTCTAATTCTTCATCTAGTATATCGTAATACCGACCCTGTCCGTCATCGTAACCATCATCAATCAATTTCACTTCTCCTTTTTTTTCATAAGCACTATCATCAAAATTTTCTTGTTTCTTGATGATTTCATCTTTTATTTTAGTCATATATTTTTTTCTCTTTCCTTAAAACCTATCTTCTAAAGAAAAAGCATAATGTTATTTATTTGCGACAACCTTGTAATGTACATTTGTTAAATTATCTTTCACCAGAACCTTTACTGAACGAGTCCCATATATTTCAACCCCCTGTTGATTTTCATCTAAACTTCTGTCAGCAAGCAATGTCTTATTATTGAACTCTGACCTTAGATATCTTTCTAAAAAATTATAATGTGTCATAATGTTTTTTAAGTTAAATTATTAATCCTCGACCTTTCCTACTGTAATTATGCCTTATATAGTAGAAAAAAGCAAAAATAAGTTGGGGAAAACTATTTTGCCAAAAGAAGCCTATTTTAAAGACTTAAATCGTGAAATAAGGATTTCATTCCTTCTTCTTGGATTGTACTTAAAAAAACCTGGATGTTTTGTCATCAAATATTTAATCATTTCTTGTTCTAAAATTTCTGTACGAACGGACACAGCACCTCCAGAATTTGAGTAGTGCGAAAATGTTGCTAATATAAAGTCTAAACGAATGACACCACCATATTCCTTAATATGTTGAACAGTGTAATCGTAATCTTCTTTCAAACGAAGAAAAGAATCAAAACGAAGTTCGCAAGGTTTTACAACAATAAAATCTCCTATTATAAAAAGGTTCTTACTTATGGGTTTGTGAACATAAAAAGCGTTTGGAGTTGGAGGAACACCATATAATTTAAAGGGGGTTTTTGGAAGTTCTTGTTCAAAAAAATTGAGAGCATCTGAAAAAGAAAGTTCTGTTTTTTTCTTATCTGGGAATGAAAGAAGTTCCAATTTTTTAATATCATCAGACAATTGAACGCAGACACAATTTTCTTTGAAAGCAATATCAAGTGCCATATTCCTTGAATCTACAAGACTTCCGCCTTCTACAACATTCAAAGCTCCAGCATTCTCGTAATCATTTTTTTCATTTGCCCCTACAATCCATGTAACAGGATAAGCAAGGAAATCTTGTATTTTCTTGACATTGTCTGAACGTTTATGTGAAATAATAAATACTTTGAAATTCATCCTATTGTTTGCCTCGTCTGCCTAATAACATATTCCTATGTTCTTCTGTCATATTTTACCTCATTGTTTCTCTTTCTGTTTTTCTTTTTCTAGCCCATATTAATTCTTCATCAATTTCAAGACATTTCCACATTTGTTTTAAAGAATAATACACAATAGAAAATCTATGACTATTTTGAGCTTTATATTTAATAGGAGTTACACCATGAAGTAAAGATTGACCATCAAACATTAAAACTGAATTGTTTAATAGCTCAAATCCTATATCATATTCAGGTACGGATAAATAACCTCCTGCTATATCATGTTTAAACACCATCATCATGGAATATACATCATTAAAATTACCTGTGTCAAAATGATATTTTAAAGGATTATTTTTATTGATTATTCCAGAAGTAAAAGCTGATTTACCATTTATACGCCATTCAGATTTAATTTTTTCACCAGAAAGCTTCAAATGTCTCTGATATCCTTCTGGATAATATTTTATATAATAATCTTCTATTTTCTCTGCCAAATTACAGACTAGAGCATGTTCACTAGGATGTTCTAATGCCATTGAAGTAGATGAACAGTAATTACCTCGTATAGGATGTCTTGGACGGAAACCAAATATTCGGCTCCTTGAAATCAAACCACGAGTTCTTTTGCCTTCGTGGTACTTAACATTTTTTAAAGCTTGCACAATATCATCCGTTTCTATGTTCAGAATATCATAAATAATCAAAAGTTCTTTTGTATCAGCATCATATATTAAAGTAGGTTCTTTAATTAAAGTTTTATAATCATTCTCTAGTGCTGACCTCTTTATATAGTCTTTTAAGTTTATATCTTTTCTTTTAAGATAAATTTTTTTCATAAAATTCTAATATTTTAATAAAAGCTGCTGAATGGTCTTCTATTCCTTCTCTGTCCATAACAATTTTTATTCTATTTATAATATCTTCGTAATCTTCATTCTTAAAATATAAAGTTATTTGTTTAATATTTCCATCTAAATAAGAATCTAAAGTCTTAGTAAGGTCATCTTTGTCCATTAAAACTTCTTTTTCACTCATAAATCCTAGTTCGTATTCTTGAAAACCGTATTGTTGCAATTCTTCTGCTGAAAATTCATTAGCCAAAAGGTCAAAGTCCCATTCTCCTGTATTCTTATTAGAACGTATGTTGTATTCTTTAGCTTCTTCTTCTGTGAGAAATCTGTTAGGCTTGCGAATTTCTATGACGTAATCCTTCCCATACAAATCAGTCATAAGTCTCACTCGCATGTGTCCTGCCAATATAGTCATATCTGTATTCACTACAGGCAATTCAGCAAGATTAAATTTCTCTAAAGAAGCACGCAGGTCATCGTATTGTTTTTTTGTTAACTTACGGGGATTGTAAGAAGCTGGAACAAGGTCTTTTAAGGAGCACTTTTCTGTAGACCAAAAAATGTTATTGGACATATAATTTTAATTGTTTAGTAGGAATAAATTTCACTCTGTTATAAGATTTCATATCTGTCATTACTCTTGATTTTAAATCAAATCTTTTTTTTGCTTTCATTCTTCTTATTTCTAAAACTCCTAATCCCGTTATTTTTATCTTGCCGTGAGTTTTTAAGCCAGCAAATATGGCATCTCTGAGATTACAATCAATTTTCAAAATTAACTTCTGTTTTGTGTTCATAAAAAATATATGTGTGTTGATTATTATTTTACAGACCTAATTCTATCACATCTTCAATAGAACGTACAATATGATATTCACCTCCAGCTTCTTTACACCTATTTTCAAATTCTTTTTGAGCAGGAGATTGCTTGGTATTCTTCCTCTTAACCTCTAATCCTATAAAGAAACCATCCTTAATAACTATAATATCAGGGACACCATTCATACTATATTTTGGCATAGGTCTAAATGAACCAGTCCTAACTTCAAATACTCCACCTGTATTTTGTCTCCAAAACATGTGCTTTTTCCTAGCAAGATAGTCACAAATAGCTAATTGTATATCTTTTTCTCGTTCTTCTCTCATAATCCTATAAGTTTATGGTTAATTTTAATAAAATCCCAATCTTCTTCAATTGGCTCATAATTCTCTTTAATGAGAAATTTTAAATTCAAATTAAATAAAAACTCTTGTTCTTCTACTGTATGTTTAATATGACTATGACAATAAGTACAAATAGGAATAGCATTAAAAGCACTACAAGAACTTCTACCAATAATATGATGTAATTCTAAGCCTCTATCACTTCTATCACACATAGCACAAGAATATACATATAAATACAAGGCTCTAACACGTAATGGAAATGGATTTTGTAATTTCATTATTGAAAACCTATAGGATTAATATTTTCTACTTTAGGCGGTATTTCTTCATAAATTTCTAAAATATTAGCACTCCTCTCTTTTTTTAAAGCATCTTGAATAGAATTAGCAAATACTTGTTTCTTGATGAAATATTTCTTAGTCTCTTTTTTCATATTATTTAATAATAACATCTTTTAATTACTAATGGAATTACCTTTCTTTGTATTACACACCTTATGAGATAATTTTAAGTTTTCTTCATCATTATTTTTGGATATACTCCATGGAATAACATGGTCCACATTTATATTTATTTTTGACCTTTTAGTTGATGCTACCTTTTTATCAAAGGTATTTTTATACCATATTTGCAATTCTTCATATTCTTTCTCTAAACTTTCTCCACATATATGACATATTAATCCATCCCTTTGCATTAATCGTGTATATAAATTACGTTTATTCATTCCAAACCTATTATAATTCTTTTTTCTCATAACTTTAATATTTAATTTTTTAATTTATTTTCCTAGATTGAGTTTTTACAGCCCCCCTACCCCCCAAGAAATTTCTTGAAGAAGTAGAAGAACTGTGGTAATGCATTTTCCTGAGTTGAGGTGGAAACTACGGCATCCACAGCCCTGACGGTTACAGATGTATATTAAAGTCGCTTCTGTTAAACCCCCCAGCGACAGCAAAAAAGCACAGCCCCCGAGGAGATTGTGCTTAGTTGCATGAATTTTTTACCAACAACTTGATTATAAATCATCGCGTATTTATATGCAAGTTTTGTTGGTAATTTGTTCATAAAGTTATTATGCCTGAAAGCTTTAAAAAAAGCAAAAATAGTTTTCCCCAACTGTATTTTTGCTTTTTTCTTCTATATAAGGCATAATTATATTCAGAGGTCGGTCATTTATCAACTAATCAATAAAACAGTTATATGCCAAATATAGAACAGTATTTTGAAAGAACAATAGACCAGAAACTAAAGAAACAAAATGATGTTAATACTCATACACCTAGTGGTAAATTATCTGCTAGTGGATTGGGTAATCCTACTCAATGGCAGATTCTAAAAACTCTTGCTGTTAAAACTACAGAACATGATGAATATACATTACGTAAATTCCAACGTGGTAAAGATGTAGAGGATAGAATAATAGAATTGTTAGACCCTATCAAAAAGCAAGAACCAGTAGAGTATCGAGATGTTGTAGGTTTTGCAGATGCTTTCATGAATACTAGTGATTGGGATTTTCCTTGTGGAATAATTCCAGTAGAAGTAAAAAGTGTTACTAATGCAAAATTTAAAAGGATTGTAGGTTCATCGAGAATACAAGGAAGTGGTGCTCAACGTGGGCATAAATTACAAGGAGCATTGTATGCATTAGCAAGAGGATGTTCTCACTTCACAATTTTATATGTAGCAAGTGATGATTATAGAACAATTGCTTATACATTTAAAACAGAGGACTTTAAAGAAGAAATAGATTCAATTATAGATAAATATAATTATCACAAGGAGAAAGGAATAATTCCAATATTTGAACCAATGGAAGATTGGCAATCAAATGAAAAATACAATCCTTATCCTGAATGGATGGGATTAACAGAAGAAGAAATTAAACAGTTACAAAAAAATCTTAATATTAACTTTTAAATTATATGGCAGATATAGATAAACTATCAAAATTAAGTGGAGATAAACAAACAGGACAAGCTCCTCGTTTAAACGTGAACCAAATTAAACTAAATGGTGCTAAGGGTGACTTTGTGTTTGAACATGCAACAAAAGGATTAATCGAAATTAATGGGAAAAAAACATATCAAAAAGAAAACTTAGGCAATCAAGTAGAAGTTATTTTCTTGAAAATTCGTAGAAAATTAGTTCAATTTAGAAAAGGACAAAAATCACTATCTACTTCAGAACATAATCACCCTGGACAGAAAGTAATGCTATATGGTGATAAACCAGAAAAGGGTGTAGCTAGTGAACTAAGGGAGAAATACCCTCTATTACGCACTCAACAGGTCGTATACGCCCTCTTAAACGGGGAGATAGTAAGACTGTTCGTTAAGGGTGCTAGTCTGGGTTCTGACTCAAAAGCTAAAGATGTAACAGATTTCTACTCTTATATTTCATCATTTACTGGAAATGAACACTTTTTCTTGAATAAGACAATATTAAATGCAGTAGAAGAACAAGGAGATTTAGGTTCTTATTATGTTGTTGATTTCAAAAAAGGAGAGAAAATAACAGAGGAAGAACAAAATGAGGTAGAAAAGGCAATGGTTCAAGTTGCAGATTACTGTAGAGAATCAGATGAGTACTATCAGAAATTCTTTGAAAATAACACTTTACCGAAAGATGAAAAGGAAGAACACCCAATGGATGTTATCGAATACCCTGAAAATGATGACGAAGAAATACCATTCTAAGTAAAAAATATTATTATAATAAAGAAAAAATAATGTCAGTAATAGAAATTAAAAAATCATGGTTTTTCTCGGCTGGAAAGAAATATGGTTGGGATAAAGATGGCTTAGAAATAAAAGGTATAGGTGTTAGTATGGATAATCTAAGAAAAAATAGTCATATTATTCTTAAAATAGATGGTGAACAATATTATTTATTAAGTGTTGACGCTTTAAAATTTATTGAAACATATAATTCTATATTTGATGCAAAAGGCGTTGAGCTTGGTATTATAAGTAAAGATGTGTTACAGAAAATTGGATAATTATTAACTAACCCTCACATGGTATCTGTGGAATAAGAATATGAAGAAAATAGAACGAATAAACAACATAAAAGTAATTAAGAACGAGGAAAAACCAGAAACGCCAGAAATTCTCGCTGAATCACTGATAAAAATTAGTGATGCGATGGAAAAACTACAACAGAAAGGTGGACTAGACGATGATGCAATAAGTGTCTTGATTGTAAACATGAAAGGAATGGCAGGTAAAATAAGCAAAAGTGAGGTTCGTTTAGTAATAAATGGATTGGCTCGTTTAAAATCTTATTACATTAGAAAGTAACCCCCAGTCACTCCCACTGTAACAAGGGAGAAGAAATATGAAGCCAAACAAAGATTATGATGATGAAGTATGTAGTGATTGTGAAGATTTATTGAAAGAACCAAACATGACCCAATCAATACTGGATGAAAAACACACAGACTGTCATGGCTGGTTTCATTGTGGAGATGAGTGTTGTGGAGGATGTATACATTGTGGCTACTAGCTCTTTAAAACAATATTGTGGGTCTGTGGGGGAAGCTGTCTATTCCGAAAGTTGACTCTGGATGCATACAGAGAATAAAAACGGACGAAAATATAGGAGAGGGATTTCCCTTAAAAAATGGTTGCCCTTGACCAGCATATCAACTTTCCCCACAGGCTCATGATACAAGGAGGTGGATGTAAACATTATTAATTAACTTTAAAAATATATGGAAGAAAAAACAAAAATTACAATAAAAGAATACTACGCGTGCGTAAAGTGTGGAAAGAAAATGGAATCAATTAAGTGGGGCACAGCAGATGTGTTTAGTTTTTTTTCTGGAGAAAAAGGTGCTTTGTATTGTGACAATAAGGAGTGTGATGGATTTGGCTATCTTACAGTTGCTGGAGTTAAAAAAACAGAATAATCTAGCACATACACCTAATGGTGGAGTAGCCCCCTTATTAGATAAGAAGAACATATATGACTAACATATCAGACACAATAAAAGAGCAGGAGAAAGAGTTTGATGAAAAGTTTGTAGATAAAATCAAAAACATAAATGGTGGTCTAGCTTATGAAGAAATGAAATATGGCGAGCAACAAGATGTCCAAGAGTTACGAGACTGGCACAAATCCTCCTCCAAAGCTCTAATAGAAGCTTTTATAGGGGAATTAAATGTGTGGTTAGAAGAAAAGATTCAGGATGTTAATGATATTAAATTAAAAACCAAGGAGGCTGAATTATCAAGAGTTATGGCAGTAGAAGCATTTAAGCGGGTACAATCTAAACTTAAAGAAGAAATAAATAATATATGAAACTAAAACAACTATACTGGTTCCTAATAGGTAAATGTATCTTCTGTGGAGGTCGACTAGATAGAGCATGGGGAGACCGTAAGCAGTTTTGCCTTGATTGTAAGAAAGATAATCATTAAAATATATGAAAAAAAACATCAGTTTAACTTTAGCAATAATTTGGGGACTCTTTCCTTTTATGATTGCGTATGGACTAGGAGCAGGATTTAAGCACGAATGGTATGTTTTACCACTACTTTTATTTAACGCTGGACTTCAACTTTTCGCCCATAAAATAAGAACCAAGAATTAAAATATATGAAAGAAGAAATACCAAAATGTAATAGTTGCGGACAACCAATGTTTGTAATTGGAGAAGTAGGTACTTGGGTTGATTATGGGGAAGAAAAAACCTACGAAATCGCTGGCACAA